AGAATATAGTCGTACTCGCGTTTTGCGCTTTCCAACACCTGTTTCATCACTTTCTCCCGGCTCATGGTATTCACCAGAGCCACTTCCAGTCCGGCCAGTTCGATGTTGGCCGGGATAAGGTCAACGCCCTCCGCATGGTGCAGAATCCCTTCGCCGGGTGGAATACACTGGTCGTTCATGGCTTTCTGCATAAGAGTGGAGAGTGTAGTGGGCAGTGCATCCGGGTCTTGCCAGCCCATACTGACAGTAAGCGAACCCTGTGGGTCAGCGTCCACAAGCAGAACTTTCTTGCCCTCCATTGCAAGCCCTACGCCCAAATTTTCACAGGTGGTGGTTTTGCCCGTGCCGCCTTTCTGGTTGATAACGGCTATCGTTGTTGCCTTTTTGGAAATTTTCATCACCTCCGAGCTGCTAAATCATGGTTGACTTTGTTTTGATAATAGAGCTGTATTGTGGTTGGAGCATTGAATAGTGCGGCCAGAAGGTACTGCTTCATATTCCGTATCGGGGAAGTGTTCGCTGCCAGACAGTCCAGTACGAAGCGGATGTGGTCTGCATTCAACTTTTTTAGCCGACTGAGCACAACTTCGGCGGGCTTATCATCGCCAGCGATTCTTATGAGGTTACGCTTGCTGTCACAGGTGTCCACCAGCAAATCTACGATCTGATAGATGGTATCTTCATCATCCGGGTAAAGCCGGAGAAGAAGTTCTATCTCCAAAGAACGTGAAAAATATTCTTCGAGCAGTTTACGATTCTTCATTTTCTCCAATTCATCGGAAAGGATAGGATTCGTATTATTCCGCTCTGTCTTACTCTTTTTATTCTTATTACATCGTGATTTGGGCGGGTCTTGACAAGCGTTTTTAGGACTTCCAGATTCGTGATTTTCACGATTCTGGACACGCTCATTTGAAAGGTCTGACGAAAAGTTTTTCACATACACCAAACTCGGTTTGCCCAGTCCACGGCGTTTTCGTTCAATTAAACCAAAATTTTCAAGTTCCCGGAGTAGCTTGGTCGCTTTGTTGTCTGCGCAACACAAAGCCCTCTTGACATCCTCGATCGTGAAAATGATGAACACCCGGCCTTGCTTGTCGAACCATTCATTTTTAACAGAAAGGCTCATGCGGTCAAGCAGGATGCCGTAGAGTGTTTTGGCATCGGTTGACAGATTTTGAAACCGCTGCTCCTGAAACAGTGCTTTGGGGATGCGATAGAACGAAAAAAGTTTTCCGGCCTGTCCATAGAAGTAGTCGAGCGTCATACAGTTCTGTCAAGGATGAAAAAATGACGATGTTTCATTGACATGGTTGACAAATCCTCCTTATGAATAATTCGTGCAAACAAAAAAGCGCAATCTCGATTTTTGAAAATCGGAATTGCGCCATGTAACTTAGTAGGGGAGAATGGTCATTTGTCAGGGTCGGTTGACCACAATTTGACCACAAAAGAAACGAAACATCTTGACATCTAACGAAACAGAATGATAAAATAATTTTGAAATTTGATGATACTGCGTACAAGTGGTATCGGAGTGTCCATTGCGTTTTTGAGAGAAGCACAATGGGGTTCAAGAGGCCGTGAGTTCGATTCTCGCCACTCGGACCAGACGCTTCTCAGTCGAACTTGATTTATCAAAGTTCAACTGGGAAGCGTTTTTATTTTTGTTTTCAGTTTCTTCGGAAATGTTAAAATAAATAAGCAGTTCAGAATCGCTAACTTCTATATTTGTTACGAAAGTGTTAATAAGGCGGCGTTTATAGGCATCGTCCTGCTCTGTGGGCTGGGCGTAGAACTGCTGCAACAGGAAAAGATACTGTTCCTTTGTGAAGAGCAGGGGCTTCTCAGCTTCCATCGTGGAGAGCTGATAGGTCAGCGTGTTCTCCTGCTGGGTCAGATCATCCAGACGGGCGACAAGCTGGGGGTTTGCACTGCCGGTTTCGATGGCATCCATGATGTTCTTGCTCCTGCGGCGCACATCCCGGAGTTCCTGTTCCAGCACATCGCGCTCGGCATTGGGCTTCTCCATGTCGGCTTTCTGCACCTCGACCATCGTTTCGGCAAGGAGTTCCATCGTTTCAGGTTGCAACAGGTGGTCACAGATGGAGCGGATCACCTTGCCCTCTAAATCATCCTTCGGGATATTGCGCTTGCGGCACTGGGGGTTGGAGCAGGCGTAGTAGCGGTACACCTCGCCGTTGCCGCCGCTGTGCCCGCTTACGCCCTTCATGGTGCAGCCGCACTTTGCGCAGAACAGTTTGCCGGAAAGCAGATACTCCGCTTTCGGCTCATACTTGGATTTCAACTGACGGTTGGTTTTCATCATAGCTTGCGCCCTCTTCCATAAATCATCATCAATGATAGCGGGGATCGCACCCTCGATCCGCACGTTGTACGCCTTGCTGGTATAGACACCGCGGTACATTTCATTCTGAATGATACGGGGAATGCTGCACTTGTTGAAGGGGTTGCCCTGACTGGTGCGCAGACCTTTGGCGTTGAGCTGATCCACAATGGAAGTGCTGCTCTCCCCGGCGGCGTAATGCTCAAAGATGAAACGCACGGTGGGCGCGGTCTTTTCATCAATGACGTACTTCTTGTTCTCGTCGGTGGTCAAGCCCAGAGAACGGCAACGGTTGATAGCCTGCCCTTTCAGTGCGCTTTCGCGCATACCGCGGCGCATCTTCTCTGCCAGCTCTGCGGAGTAGTATTCGGCAAGGGCTTCCATCAAACCTTCAATGATAATGCCCTCTGCGCCCTCCACGTTGCTTTCGGCGGCATAAAGAATCTCTATGCCGTTGTCCCGCAGACGCTTCTTGTACACGGCACTGTCGTACCGGTTGCGGGCAAAGCGGTCTGTTTTCCAGCAGATCACCATATCAAACGCGCCCTTGTCGCCGTCGTTCATCATCTGTTGGAACGCGGCGCGGTCGTCGGTCTTACCGGAGATATGCCGGTCAATGTATTCGTGAAGGATGGTCAGGCCGTGGAGATTGGCGTAATTCTCGCAGTCCCGGCGTTGCCCTTCGATGCTCTGCTCTGTCTGCCCGCTGCCGCCGGAGTAGCGGTAGTAGGCAACAAGGCGGTTGCCGCCCTTGACTTTCTTCTTTCTCATATATAGTATATCCTTTCAAAATGCCCTGTTCTTCCAGACGGAAGGATGGGGCATTATTTTTTTACACAAGAAAAAGCCTACCGGGTACGGCTCCGGTGGGCTTTTTCTTTTTGCATGGTGGTCAGCGGTGACGCTTCAACCACTCGTCTGCGGCGCGTTGCAGAACTAACCGACGGTAGTAAACGGTTCGCCCTCCGCTGGCTCGTTCTTTTCCACAAGCGACTTGTACTCGTCGCTCTCGGCAATGCGCTGGGCTTCGCTGTCGGGCACTGCCGCGCTCTGGGCGGCAGGGGATGTAGACCGACTGAACACATTATGGAAGTATTTCAGCACCACATCCCGATCCTGCGGGGTCAGGTCCAGAAATCCCTCCACAATGGCCCGGTGTTCTGCACCAAGATCATACTCGGCGCAGAGCTTGTCCAGCACGGTTTCCCGCGTCTGCTCAAACATTTCGCCCTCGCCAGTGCGGAGCCAGTGTTCATTGACCCCGAACTCACGGCAGATGGAGCGGATGGTCTGATCCGTTGTTCCGTTGACCCCGTTTTCGATACGGCTGACAGCAGACTTGCCCATACCGATTACAGAGCCGAAATCCTCCATCGAAAGATTTTTCTCTTTGCGGAGGACTTTAATTCTTTCGCCGATGGTCATTTATTTTATTCACCACCTTTCTGCAATCTCATTATAGCAAATAAAGTTCCGAAAATCAACAAAAGAATCCCAGAAAACCATTGACAATGTTCCGAGAATTGACTATAATGACACTGTAAAGTTCCGACAGGCAACACAAAGGGGGGGGAAGAGAGATGCAGAACCCGGCAAAGTTCCTGTGTCAGAACAAGGGCAGGGACATGAACGACAAAACAATGAAAGCCCTTGCCAATGACATTCTCGCAAAATGTCAAGAGCAAGAGCTTTCCTACGATGAAATGCACACGCTGTTCACAGCATTACGCCGCCAGAATGAAGAGTGCAGGCAGATTGCAATGAACGCGGCAACGGCTCAAAAAGCAGAGATCAAAACTTTTTGAGTGCGTCCATGATTTCATCAATATTGCCGGGAGCCATGTGTTCGTACATGGAAATGCTTTCAGAGAGAGCGTCGAGCAAGTCGCCCTCCACGGATTCATGCACACCATCTGCTTGCAGATGGATCATGGCAGCCCGCATGGACAGATCATAGACGAGCTTTTGTCGGTCAGTCAAAATAATCACCCCCTTTCCTGCCCTGATTATAGCACGGCGGGAAGGGGCGGACAACATTAAAGGGAGGTGAAGAGGATGCAGAAAGGAATCGGGAAAAGAATCCGGGACGCACGAAAGGCCGCAGGGCTGACACAAGAAGAACTTGCGGAACGGATGGGAACATCATCGGTGGCGGTGGCTCAGTGGGAAACCGGGCGCAGGAACCCGAAGATGGGAACGGTTTCAAAGCTGGCAGCAGCTTTGGGCGTGGATGTCGCAGAACTTGTGCCGGAACTGAAAACCTTATTAAAGGAAAAGCCGGAGCTGCCGCCGATGGAACCGATCTTTGAGGATAACGGTTTTCTGACAGCCAGAATGACCGCCATTCAGAAACGGGCCTACGAAATCTACAACTTGTACGGAACAATCCGACGGGTGCTTTTCGAGGGCCGCAAGGAAGAGCGGGCAAACGCGCTGTCGCAGTTGATCCAGCAGCAAGGCGGGAACATCGGCGGAAAAGCTGATCCGAACTCGCCGGAAGAAATGGAAACCATGAAACAGCAGCTTGCCGAAATTGACAAGTTGGAAGAGGTTGTGCTTTTCAAGGACGACACCGGGAAGATTCGCTGGGTCAGACTAAACGGAGAACGGTGGATATAAGGAGCGTGAGAGTATGAGCGAGAAAGAAAAGATGCAGACGGAAGAGCTGGCAAAGATCATGGACGATGCAAAGCCGCTTGGCAAGTCGGCTCTTTCCTTTATGGCGGGGTTTGTGCAGGGCTACAAGGAAGCCCAGAGCGCAGACCCGGCGGAGAACACCGGAGTGTTCCTTGCGTTCCCGAAAATCACCGGCACAATCCCGGAGGTGGCGACGAAAGGTTGGAGCGCAGGACAAGAGCTGCAAACCACCCCGGCGGTGGATGGCTACTCCATCACCCCGGCGGAAACCGGTAGCGGCGTGACCGGCGACCTGCCCGTTACCAGCACAAAGGGCTACACCGCCAATATGCCGCTTTACTCTGAAACCAGAGTGGAAGCATTCACCGGAAGTCCGGGAGAAGCGGGCGATTCGACCACCGGCACAAAGCCGAGCGCGGCAACGCTGGGAACCAGCGCAGCGACCACGGCGGGCGGTCAGGTGAAAGTCGAAGCGTTCAAGATCACGCCGCGTGTCTGCGGCAAGACCTACCTGTAACAAGCTGCAACAGCCCGCAAGGGCTTTTTCTTTTGCAGAGAAAGGAGAAAGAGGATGGCTTTTTTTACGGATAATTTTCTGAATAACCGCCGCGCTGAACTGCTGCGGGCGGTCACTCGATTCCAGTACCAGCTCAACAAGAGCACTTGGGTTGACGGCGAGATCAACAGCAAGGAGATTGCCGGGACTGCCGTGGTGGTTTATGTCAATGCACCGAGTTCCGGCGCAAAGGACACGATCACCGGTGTGCGCGTCTACGACAACAACGGTGTGCTGGCCGGGAGCCAGAGCGTGAGCCTGTCCCGCGACAGCATCAACGCCGGTCTGCTGCGGTTTACGTTCCCGCTGATCGAGGTCGAACCCGAAGTGCTGCGGCTGGCGGAAGCAAACGCAGAACTGGAAAAGACTTTCTGAGCAAGGAGGGATAGAAGAAAATGCTGATGTTTAAGAGAACCTTTTGGCGCAACCATGTTGAGGATCAGGACGGCAAGGTTATCCAGCAGGGTACATTGCTGGAACAGGATCAGTTCAACCGTATGGAGGTTGGTATCTCTGATTCCAACATGGCGGCGAACATCATCCACATTATGCTGCTCTGGTTCGGTCGTCGTCTGGGTGTGCTGGAAACGTCCAGCAACAGCCACGACACCGACATTGCCAGCATCAAGACCCTGAACGGCCAGCAGGACACCCGACTGGCCGCGCTGGAAAAGACCACCGGCAGTCACACTACGGACATTGCCAGCATGAAGAACACCGACACGCAGCAGAACAGCCGCTTGTCTGCGCTGGAACCGGAGGTGGCGGCAGAAGTCAAAGAGGTGACGCTGAAAAACGGCAGCAAGTGGCCGTTCGGGATCAACGAGGTCAGCGTGGGACTGGCAAAGACCCGAAAGAATGCCAACTATGGCGTGGACGTGTACGTTAAGAGCTACACCGGCGGGCGGCTGGGGGACATTACCGTGTCCGGTAAGCTGACCAACGGTTTCAAGCTGAAACATGACGGCTCTGCTCAGACCGTCGTGGTCGTTGTGAGAGTAACGGGAGGTATGAACTGATGAAAGTTATCGAACTGAACGAGGGCCGCAAGGTTGAGTACGAGCTGCGCGGCACGAAGCTGGACTTCGCAGACGGCACTCTGACCATGAACCTTGCCAAGTACCAGCGTGACTACCCTGTGACCAAGACCATCACCGGCGATGCCGAGGGCAATCTGCTGATCGACGGCAGCGACAGCCGATTCTATGTCGCAGAGGTAGAAATCCCCGCAATCGAGTATGAGGACGTGGAGGTTGAGGGCGAAGCCGAAAACGCTACCATGACCGAAGCTGTGGAGGGTGAAACCGAAGCAGCAGAGGACACCACGGCGGAAGATACCGCCCACAAGACCCACATCGAGCGCAAGGCCAAGCCGCTGAACACCGACGACGTGACCCTGCGCCTGTGGTCTATCGAAGATTTTGACATTCTGTAAGGGAGGAAAAGACTATGGCAACTAACTTTGATGCTACCCGCCTTGCGGTGCAGACTGCATTCCCCACCAATGACCTGCTCTTTGACGACAAGGAAATGCCGTCCATCCATGTGTTTATCCCGAAGTTCCGCCTGTGCGATGTGCTGTCCACCCAGAGCACCGAAACCCACCCGGCGTTCATCGTGAACGGCAAGGAGATTGACGGCTTCTGGTTTGGCAAGTATCAGAGCACCTGCACCGACACTGGCCGCGCATACAGCCTGCCCGCAGAAGATCCCACCGTGTCCCATCCGCTTGACTGGTTCGTGACCCAGACCAACGCCAAGGGCGCGGGCTGGCACGAGATCAGCAATGCAGAGTGGGCGGCGGTCGCACTGTGGTGTCACAAGCACGGTTGTGAGCCGAAAGGCAATAACAACTATGGCAAGGACAGCTCCGAAACCTACTACGAAGCAATCCCTGTCCCCGGTGTGCAGGACAACGGCAAGACTGCCCGTGTCCGCACCGGCACTGGCCCGCTGCCGTGGAGCCACAACGGGCGCATGGACGGCATCTGGGACATGAACGGTAATATTTGGGAGTGGTGCATCGGTCTGCGTCTGGTCAAGGGCGAGTTGCAGATCATCCCCAACAACAACGCCGCCGACAACAGCGTGAGCAACAGTGCATCCAGCAGCGCATGGCGGGCAATCAAGGCCAGTGACGGCTCTCTGGTTGCACCGGACGGCAACGGCACGACTACCGGAACCATCAAGCTGAACCGAGTAAACAATCACTGGGAGTGGGATACCACAATCAGCGATTCCAAGGACGAGAGCCGCAGCGCAGCGTTCAAGGACACCACGGCTGTGGCCAGTGTTGGCGATGCTGCAAAGCTGATCCTTATGTCCCTTGCTCTGATGCCGGACACCGCGCTGACCGGTGATGGCATTGATGCAAACTATGGCGGCGATTACTTCTGGGCGAACAATGCCGCTGACGAGCGGTGTCCGGTCCGCGGCGGCGGCTGGGCCGATGGCGAGAGTGCCGGTGTGTTCGACTTGAACCTCGGCAGTCCGCGCTCTCGTTCGTGGACGAGCAGCGGGGGCCGTTCCGCTTTTGTAAAGCTGCCCGCTGAAGCCTGATAAGCTGACGGGCTGCGCGGTAGCGCAGACCAAAGCAAAAATAGAACATAAGGCGCGGTGGGCCAGCGGCCCGCCGCGCTGATTTTTG